CTTGTTGGCAGCCAATGCTTAACGCTTGGCGTTGCCATTGCAACAGCTACAATCTTTTTAAGATGGTCCAGTGACTGTAAGTCCCCGGAATCATGCCATCTGAAATAAGGTATTTTTTTTCCGTAATTATTTACTAATAGCACCATAGCCTCAACCCAATTTGATTTAGTGATCGCTTCAAGTCTGTTGGCGTGAGCATTCTTAACACCTGGAAATGTATACCGCCCTTTTAAAGCGTAACACATTGAACAAGTACTATTCTTAATAAGGCGCAGCTTCGAACCAACAGCGCAATCAAAAGCGCTTAGCCCGTAACCATAGCCTGGCATCTTGGAAGGATTACTCAGTCCTCCAACAATTGCTTTAGCTTCTTTTATATTCATAGTTCACTCCTTTAATAATTATTATATAAGATATCTCCCATAACAATGCAAGCATTAAATTAAAAAAATTCTTGATCCTTGTGCCTGAAAGCTGCTTGTGCCTGGGTGGGGGTCGTTAATGAATAAATTCGCTCGTCCCACCCTTGCGCCTTGCAGCTATAATTCGGCTTGATCAGTCGGACATATAGCTGCTTGAGCCTTGCGGCTTAATCAAGCTGCAGGTCCCAGGATCAACGATGCTGCAGCTTGAATAAACCAGGCAAGGACCACCCAAAAGGGTGGTCCTCTAGGAGTGCCCCTCTATATAGAGGGGATTACTGAAAGTTTAGGATCGGTAGTAAAGATAACTCCACTTCCGTTGCCTTCATCATCTCTTGAGGCCGTGATCCAATGACCATTATCAAATACTATTTTGATATTAGTTCTTTCGTCCATGTCTCCAAAGATGTCTTCATTTTCTTTTTCTGAGTGATAGTAAACATCAACTATTTTTCTACCTACTAGAAAATCTTTTGCACGTTTGCCCCACGCAAGTTTTAATTCTTGCGTGGACATTTGATCAAGAGGTTTCTTCAATTTCATAATCAACCTCTATATCTAAAATAGTTTCTTCTTCTGCTCCGTCTTCGTGAACACACTCCCAAGATATATTTATATCTTTAAGAATTGTTTTTTTCATTCGAAGCAATGCTACAACGATTTGTCGGGGACAATCCCAAGCAGTATTAAAACGATACATTAAAGTTCCATCTCTTTGTTCTGCTTCAGTATCAACCGCATTCCACTTTGTTCCCCAATTACTACAAGTCCAATCATACCAATTATCAACACCATATTTTGCTTTTAATTTTTGAGATTGTTCTTTTTGCCAATCGGGTTTAGCACTCTCTGATCCACTCACTGTCCCTTCAAGTTCTTTTGGCATTGGAATAATATTATTAAAATCAAATTCATTATCTTTTGATTTCAACATAGTCTGTAATGTTTTGAGTTGTTTTTCTTTACCAACAAACAAAACACTATTTGAAGTCCAATTAGGCATATTCACTCCTTTGTTAATATGTTTATTGACATATAAAACTATATGGGATATATGTCAACATATAATCTAAACAAAAGGAGTGATTATGGAAAAGACTAACGATATAGATGGAACTCATCTACAAGGTTATATTTATGCAAGTTATTTTCAGCTGTTAGAGTCATTTGGTTTACCTCACGATTATGGTGATGGACATAAAACAGATGTTGAATGGGCTTTTAAATTTGCTGATGGCACTGTTGCAACTCTTTACAATTGGAAGAATGGTAAAAACTATTTAGGTGAAGAGGGAAGCGAATTAAAAGATATGTTTACTTGGAATATAGGTGGTAGGAGTGAGAGAGCTGTCACTAAAATAAAAGAACAAATAAAATAAACTAAGGGGGCATTGCGCCCCCTTTTCTTTTATCGCTTGAGGCTTGAGACCTTGAGCATTAATTGATAAATTTTATCCTCCCAAATCCTAATCAACCATGAGTCTTGAGTCTTCAATAGTTGACTCTCTAGGATCTTAATTTTATTTAATAATATATCTTCCATCATTACTCCTTTAAATTAAAAGGGGGCATGATTGCCCCCTTAATAATTAATCTAATAATATCATGTAGGCGTAAGCGTTAAATTTTTGAAACCACATTAAACCCCTCTCAACCTCATCATATTTTTGAGCCATCTCACAACCTTTGATTGTATCATAGATTGAAAGTTCAAGGGCGTTTAATCTTGCCGTTTCTCCACTATATGGATTTTTAACAATAGCGCCTTCAGTATATACTTTGATATCCCCCTTAAAAGGAGGCTTGTCTTTTACTAGTTTAATACGCATCTTTATACCCCACTGAATAGTCATCATAACTTGATTCAAAAGCATCTGCTGTAAATCCGAGGATTTCAACATTATTATCAACCTCAATCATTAACATGTATTCTACTCCATGCTTTCCATTAAGTGTTTTATAATCATGTTGATATACACATGCTTCTTGTCTAGCTTTCTCCAAGCCATTATACATTTGATGTTCAGTAATAAAAATTGATTCAAGCCATTGTGTAGGGCGCTTAATAGCGCCCTTGTCATTATTAGTAAGCATCAGCATACCTCAACTTCTCTTCTTCAAGTTCCATTGCCAACCATTCATCAGCTGATTGTTGAGCTTGATCAATGTTTTTAATATCGTATTCAGTAAAACAATTAACATTTTTACCATCTACAAAGACATTAAAAGTAGCCGAGCCATTCCAAGAAATTTCAATATTGTCTTCGTATTTGAAAACTACATCAGAATTTATACCCATTCTTTACCCCTCATTTTAAAACTAAAAATAGTATTAAGGTTAATAGACCTCCAAGCTTTTCTTGGATTGTCTTTATTCTTCTTTAAAAGAGTAAGATCAATAACCTCTAATAGGTGATCTCTATTCCCTTTTAATTCTCCACCATTGAAAAACTTTTCATTAGTAGGTATTCTACAGACTATTTTTCTATTATCTCCATTAGCTTTTTTAAAACTAATTGAAACAATTTCATTTGATAGAATGTTCTTTAGTATTGATTTATTAAACATATAATTCACTCCCTTAGTTATTATATATAATTATATATAATCTCATATAATAATATATCAAGTATTTTTTTCAGAAAGTTCTGAGAATTTTTCTTGCTTGTGGATAAGTCCGAGCAAGGCTCATTTTCTTGCGTTTTGCGTTTTGCGTTTTTTAAAAAGGGGCAACCCCTAAATAAGACCGTAGGTCAATATATGTTAGTGTATATATAAAGTTTTACTCATATAGACTATATGGTATAAACATCTGATGTCCGACGTTGAATCGTTTAAGCGAATAATCAATTATGAAAATATGAGTTCTTCAGAGTTAGATACTCTAAAGAAGAAACTATTATTACGTCAAAAAACATTTCAATTAAAGAACCTAGCTCAACAAAATTTTTTAAAATTCGTGAAGCAAGTATGGCCAGAGTTTGTAGAGGGGCCCCATCACATAAAAATTGCAGAAAAGTTTCAAGCATTGGCCGA